ACGTTAAGTGTGAAGCTCACATGAAATAAAAACTTGAGTCTGGGTTTTAGTTCGTAGGCGTTGGTAGTAAAAGTTTTGCTTGCGTGAGTGTAATCACGCAAGACATCGATGCCTATAAATCCTTCAAGTACCTCTTTACCAAAACTTTTGAGGTCAAAGCCTTTGGTCACTCCTTTTAAGAAGTCTTGTCCAAAGTTTGCCATGTTTAAGCTGTACCAGCGCCTGTTACAGCACCAGCAATGGTACGTCCAAAGTCTGTGCCAACACCAACACCAGTTGGGCTTTGGTTGGCATTGTCGTAAGCAATGGTCATTTCTACTGTGACTGCTTCGTTGGTGCCGTAGTTCAAATCACCGTAGTTGGCACCTTTGAGGTAACAACCATACAGTTCCCATGTTTCCAATACCACTGGAGCGGTGGCACCATTGCCGCCATCAAGTACTTCAACTTTGGTTGTGAATTTGTAATCGATACCACTTGCGGCCGAACTCATTTCTAAAAAGTCCATTTGTTTCTGCATCTGCTGTCCAATCAACGTGGTGATATTACCACCTGCGTCATCGCGCACTGAGCATGTGCAATCGGCCCATGTGTGACGGCCGGCCAGTTTCAATGTTGAATTGTAAATAGGCAATGAAATTTCTTCAAAGGTCAAGTTGGGACGAGTAAAACTTATCACCTGTTTGGTCAATTCAGTCGGTGGGGTAGCACTTTGTGGTCCAAAATTTTCAAAACTCACTCTAAAGCGATATTTGAGTTTGGGCATCAACAGACCTTGGCTGCTTGCGCTTTGATCGCTGGCCAATGGTACTGTCATGTTGTTTAATGATGCTGATGGCATTTGTTATATCTCCTGTTGTGTTTATTTACCTGAAATGGAGGCTTGATTCAAGCCTCCAGTTTCATTATGCTGCCACACCACTGATTTCTCCAGTGTTCTTGATGCGCAATGGAATATAGATAAACTCCACAGCTTTCACTGGCTCAATAGCTACGTCAACCCATAGTTCATTGTTGTCAATGCGGAATGGAGTATTGTTACTCAAATCACACACCACCAAGTAATCATACAGCGCACGTTTGGCAACCAAGTCAATCATCAAACTGTTGACAGTATTGCTGATCTGATTGCGTGTGATTTGATCGTTGGGTTCGAACAAATACTGTTTGCCAATTTCTTCTAAACGTCCACGCAGGAATGCTACCAGTCGAGCAACGTTGATACGATCCAGTGCAGTGTTGGTGGCCTGGCGTGTTTTGTTACCAAAGTTTGTGATACCAACACCTGGGATAAATGTGATTGGATTGATATTGTTTGAATACAACACATCACGCAGACCCTGTCCAATGGCAGTTTGCACAAACTCACCAGTGGCACTGTCAATGTAACCAATGGCAGTGGCATTGTCAATCACACCACGGCGTGTGCCTGCAGGCGCCAACCATGGATAACTCACAGCATCACTGCGCAGGATTGTGCGCACCATCATGTGACTGGGTGGTTGTACCACTGCGTTGCCCGACAGGTCTGTGGTCTGGCATGAAGGATAGAACACAGCAGAGTAAGGTGATCCAATGACCAGGCCATCTTCTGTTGGCAATCCCAATCCGCCGTTGTCGGTAGCATAGGTGACCAAGTCAGTTCCATTGGCAGCCAAGCGCATGGGAGTGTCACCCACCACAAACAGTGTGTTGGCACGTTCATTGCTGAGTGCAACCATGTTCACAGCCAGTTCAGGATAGGCAGGAGCCGCAATCAAGTTGAATTGATTTTGTTCTTCTCTTGCTGTCAAACTGGTGTCAAGACCTGACTTCATTGCAGACACAATCAACTTGCGTTGTGCCTGACGTCCGGCGTACATGGAACCATTGGCTTTGTTGCCTGATACTGTGAGCCATGTGTTGGTCACTGTGGGCAAGGTGTCATCCGGGAACGTGGTTGAATTGAAGTAATTCAACTGGAAACTCTTGACATTGTAACCTGAACGGCGTGTGTTCCACAACAACATGCCCTGGGGGTACAGCGCAGGATCAGGTGCATCCAGGTCCAGATAATCACTGGTCAACAAACTCACAATGGTTGGGAATGGATCTGCCACTGGGTCTGTTGTGCCATTGGGTGCCCAACGTGCATCAGCAAACAAAATACCATTGGATGATGTTTGGTCTGTTGTGTTGACCAACACCCACTGATCAACTCCACTCACTTGTTCCCAACGATATAACAATGGGTAGTTTTCTAAATCACCAGTGTCCACCCACAGGTCACCATATTGCAATGCGCTTTCAGCTGTGTTGTTTTGTGTGACAGGTGCATCGGCTGCAACAATAGGCCCTGATGCATTGGTCAATGTCAAATCAAAACCACGGGTGTCATTGGTTACAGTTTTATATCCAACCCAGGCACCGTTTTCTTGAATCATGATGTCCACATCATCCACAGCACTGTAATACCACAGTCGTCCATCTGCAGGATCTTGATCAGGTGCAGTGTCGCTGGCAGTGTAATCAAATAGAGGCGTGGTGACCCAGTTACTCAATACCAATGCATCTGATACAAATGACGATTGTCTAACGCCAGTGGTCTGCAGTGTAAATCCTGCAGTGGTAAGTGGGGTTCCTATTGTGTTGTCCAAATAAATTGTGCCACCTTGGCTGTGAGTAAACACAATGTTACCAGCGGTGTTGACAGATGCACTAACATAAGGAATGTTGGCAGCACTAACAGCATTAATGAATGCGCTGACAGTTGTGCCTGCCAGTGTTACGGCATATCCTGTCGAAACTTCTGATGAGCCAGCTTCAGTTATTTGCACAGCAAAAGCATTTCCGCTTACAAATGCTGTAGGCACAGTGTTACCAGTGATCACTGTGGCACCCAATGCAATTCTTTCAAGTATGGTGAAAGCACTGGTGTTCATGGCATCTTCGTAAAACAATGCATTGTATTCTACATAAGTTGTGCCTACAGGAATATTTCTACCACCTCCTGAAGGATCAAGAGCATCATTAGCAGCGGCGTCTGACTGATATACATTGCTGACCTGTGGTACCCATACATCCAATACTGCACTGTATGTTTTTACTTTCAAACTCATGCCGTTGCCAGCTGAGCTGATGTTTTGCCACACACTGCCTGTAGATGCTGGCTGTGCCTGGCTTGATGACCAACGTGGTTGCTGATAGCTGTAGCCTGGAAAGTAATTAGGGACATAATATTCCGTGGCTGGAATGCCCAGTGTTGTCAACAAACCAATGCCGGTGGGACCGGCTTGGATCGAAATAACGCCGCCATTGGCTGTTGAACCGTCGTTGGTGGCGGTTGAGTCTGCATAAAGTGTGAGTTTGTTGCTGATAGAGGCTGCTGACACACCTGGTATGTTAGCAGCATTAATGACTGTGGCAAACCCAGCCACAGTGAGTGCTGTGCCGCCTGAACCAACTGTGACCGTTTGACCGTTGATACGCATATTAAGGCCATTGGTCAATGTAGTGACTGAGTTTGATCCTTGCACAGTGGGCCAAGAAGTTTTCCAATCATCGCTGCCAACCCATACCCATGTGTTGTAAAGATTGCTCAATGCAGTTCTGCTGGTTTCAGCAGCAGTAGGGCCGCCACGTTTGTAGTAAATTGGGTTGTTAGTGCTGACTGCGCTGACTGCATAGTCACCGATGCTGCCAATGGTCTGCAAAGGAGTGTAGTCGTCAGTGGCTGCATCTACAACATCAGCTGTGCTGGTCAGTACTGTAGGCACCTGATTTGTGAATGTGTTGGTCACTAGGTTCCATTCAAAAATACCCCACAGACTGGTGCTGGTATCCAACCAATAAGCGCCATTGTTGGCATTGCCTGTGGGACGACTCAAACTGGCTGTGAGTTCGGTCAAGTCAATATCCACACGTTGAATATAAGCGCGGTTTGTGACACCCAATGCAGAATATGCTGCCAACAAGCCGTACTCGTTGAGTTCGTATCCGTTGATGGGGGTGCCAGTTGTGGTGTTGTAGAAGAATGGTACACCAAAAGTGGCTGCCAAATCTCGCTGACTGGTAATGAGATAAGTTTTGTTTGCATTGGCAGCGGTTGTGCCGGCTGCAACGCCTACACCAGCTGCATCAGCTTTGTTCTGTGCAGTGGCAATTAAAAAATAGGGTACTGTGTTTACCGCGGAAGGGATATACTGACTTTCGTCAATTACAATTACTTCTACGCCTGGTGATGTTAGTGCCATGATGACTTCCTTTTCAAGTTGTAGATATTTATAGGTATATCCAAAAAAAGGTGTGTTACGGCGGCCTATATATAGGTCCGCCTGATAAATAACAGCATGAGACCCATGTGTAGTGTTTGTAAAATCCGGCATCGAGCCATTGCTTATCACAAGTATGATCGAGTGTACTACAGATCTCAGTGTACCACTTGCATCAGAAAAAGAAAAAAACTCAAGCCGCCGGTGCCTCGCTGGCAATCGTCAGGGTACAAGAAAAAACCCACATGTGATCGATGTGGGTTCAGGGCCAGAATTCTCAGCCAGCTGTTGGTTTATCACGTGGATGGAGATCTCAACAATTCAGCTTTGAAAAATCTTCGCACAGTGTGCAGGAATTGTGTGGAAGAAATTTCACGTTCTGAAACTATTTGGCGTCCCGGGGATCTTGAGCCAGACGCTTGACCTGTTGATATAGGTCTTCCAAAGTGCTGTTGTTGTCTAACACTGCATCAAATTGGGTGCCCACCCAGGCAGTCTCTGACGCATGAATGCCCAGCTGTTCCAGTCGGCGTTCACTAAGTGCCCAGTTTGAATTGCCGTTAGGGCCACGATTGCGGCTCACGGCTGCGCTATACCACTCGGGTTCTGGACCACGCACCACACGCACCACACGGCCACCAGCTTTCTTAATGGCAGCAATTTCATTGGGAAATCTACAGTCTGATATCACAATGTCGTCAGTGCTGGACCGCAGTTTGTTTTCCAAGCTGGCAATCCAGATATCATCATGAAAGTTCTTGCGGCAAACTTCTGTGCCCCAGTTTTGCAAGATCCAGCGCGGTGTCAAATGTGGTATATTCAAGCGTTCAGCCCACCATGGATCCACTTGTTCACGCCATTCACGGGCTTGCTTGGTGCGGCCTTCCAGCATGGTTCTGTCCCACCCAAACACTGCACTCACAGCGTCTTTGAGTGTGTTGGCAAAACTTTCTCTGCGAAAGTGATGTAAATTTACCAGGTAGTCTGCAACGGTGTCTTTGCCTGAGCCAATAAATCCACAAACGCCAATGATCATTTAACTTCCTTTAGTTGAGGATTAAATTTTATCATTCGAGACCAGCTACACAAAATTAGTATGTAATATGTAAAATCAATTTCAAACCATCGACATGCTTTGTTAATCTTGTATGGGTATGCGTGATGATTGCTGTGCAATCCTTCCCCAAAAGAAAACGGTAAAAAATTTCTTGCGTTGCTTTTATCTTCTTTATGCTTGTATCCAATTTTGTGCCACACCCAATCACCAATGAAAATACCATAATATTGATTAAAATACTGCATTGCGTATGCCAGCACAAGCCCAACAGGCCCTAACATTATCGTCCAAAAAATTATAGAAATCCAAACTCCTTGGAATTGGTGTTGTTTGTAGAATAATGTAGCAGGGTCGTTGGGTTCCACAGTAGAATCACCATATTTTTTAATCTCTTCAGGACTTACATATCTGGCAGCGCCTGGGTACTGTTCGTAGGTACATAACTGTTTCAAGCTAAATCTATGCGGACTAAATGGGTCGCGCTCAGTATCGCCGTACATGTGATGAATACGGTGTTCGGCTGTGAACCTTGTTAGATGCCCTTGGTACCAAATGGTACTGTTAATCCACATCCAAAATCTTATGGCGTGCTGGAGCCAAGGCACAATAATATAATGTTTATGACTAACACTGTTGTGCCAGTAAAAACTAAGAGAAAAAAAATACATTCTGGATTGAATCAACATCAATATAATACCAGTCCCATAGCCCAAAAGCTGCCAGGTCAATGTGTTGTACAAAAAGTCTAGAATCATAAAACTTACTTATCAGTTTAATTCTGATATATTCAAGTGTTTCAGTGTGGCCTGTAGCATGTCAATCTGCCTGCGGCAGTCTTCCAGCGCATGATGGCTGGTGGCAGGCCGAGGCAACCCTGGGTACAAACTGTATACTGTTCGTGCGTCACGTATCTTGTAATATTGCCAAGGCAAGGGTTTACCATAACTCTTGTAGGCATGCTCAAGAATGTTGGCATCATAGGTAGGACCGTTCATCCAGATGCGATTGCATTTCCAACATAACCGGTGCAATTCGTCTAGTGCTTGGTCTAGTGGTATACGACCATCTTCTGCAAAGGCTTCATCTTGTGCGGCTCCTTGCGTGGCCCACCAGTTGATGGTACCTTGTTCGATGGTGCGGTTGGCTTGGCTTTCAAGGTCAACTCGAGCATAGTATTTATGTTGGTAATAGCCTGAGCCAAGAGGATCAAACGCCTGAGCCGCAATCGTTAAAATTGTTGCTTCAGGTCCTGTGGCCAAACCTTCAATGTCAATCATCAAGTCCATGCTTGATTATAACACAATTTAAACAAAAAGTGTGAGCAGTTTAGCCAATAACCCAGGTAAGTGGCTGACTTCCATCCACATACATTTTGAGTTGTTCCAGCAAGGCATCCATTTGAGTCTGTGCTTCGGATTTCATGGCTGCACCGTTCAAGGTGCCGCCGCCTTGCGGTCCAGCGATAGTGCCGAATTTCTCACGTGCTTCACCAATGATCATTTTGCAGTTGGCCACCATGTAGTCACGAATCCATTGTGATATTTGATAATCGCTCAACAAGTTGAATTCAGGTTTCAAGTTGTAACTCCACAGCAACACAGTTTCGCCTGAGCCTTTGGGATCTCGCATGAGTTGCAGTTTTTTTGTCACAGGATTGTAGGTGTAGGCCATGAATGCTCCAAACATACGACCAGCCAATTCAATGTACTGACTGTAGAAATCGTAAGTGGCCAGGCCGCCGGCTACGTTGAAGTTCATTAAGTACACATTGATACTGGCCTGTGCAAACGGGTCAAAGTTTGAGGCAAATGGTCCTGAACTGTCTCCGAACGTTCTGCGAAAGATTTGTCGCACACTTATTACTTCTTGGGGCAGTTCGTAGATGTTCACATCCTGAACCAACTGCATGAAGCTGTAGCTTTCTTCATAGGCATTGTTGGCTCGTTGGCGGTACGTGCCAATGGTTTTTTGATACGCCGCTTCGTAGTGTGAGGGGTCTAGTTCTAGGTCAATGATATCACCACCCAGTTGAAGCTTGACATATTCAATCAAGTTTTGCTTCAGTGTGGGCAGTGATTGTTGTTGCTGTTCTGGCATGTGGGACTCCAAGTCCCTGTATTTACCAGGCTTTTAGGATCACCAAGTTCTCAGTTCCACGTCCGTTGAACGGGGTTTCGGTTGTGGTGAGATCCTTGTAGATCTTACGTGCTGCCGGTTTGCCTGCGGCCTGCACTGCTTTGACAACATCTGCTGGCTTGCGCACAGTTTTTTGCATGGTCTCAATGGTGCTGAAACCAATGATGCTGTTGCTTTTGACAGTGAATGCCTGTGTATGGCTGTCAGCCACAAGGTGGATCAACTTGCGCTTTTTGGTATCATACAACCAGGCTTCGGCTTTGTCCACAAGACTTGCGGCCGGCAACCCTTTAAGTTTAAGCTCAACAAAGTCCATGAGCACTTTGAATTTTGCGGCACGTTTCTCAGGTGGCACTGACTTGACCTTGCGTGGCTTGCGTTCAACTTTCTTGATCTGCACATAGGCACCGCAGTCATTGATCACTGCTTCGCAGAACTTAACAAGATTACGCATTTGGATTTTGCTGAGGTGACTGTAGCCCTCAACCAATTGTGCATCTTTACCTTCAATCACAGTTTCAAACTCTGACAATTTGGCTTTCCAAATATTTGCAATGTCTGAAATCATTTGAGGTGCTACATTTAGGCCACGGATTACCATGATGGGCTTGTAGTCTGCTGACATTTTGGCGCCGGCTGAGACAAACTCATCAAACATGCCATCCAGTTCGCCAGCACACTCCGATACCTTTTCACGCAACCGATCCTGGATGTTGGGCTTGGCCACCACAGGTACTGCTTCTACAACCACCACTTCAGGTTCACGTGCAGTTAATATTTCTTGGATGTAGCCTTCCAGTCGCACTGTCTCAGTGTCTGTGAGTTCCAGCCCCACCATGCTCATGCGGCACAGCCATGCAGTGGTAAGCCGAACTGCTGAATCTGGC